TGCCAAGCCTGTTTCTGCGACATTTGCATCAGCACTAACCGTTTCAGTGCCTAAAGCAGTAGTTCCTGCTAGTCCTGTAACCGAAAGATTAGCAACACCAGTAATCGTAAGCGAACTTACCGCACCAGTGGCTGCCACTCCTGTTTCTGCAACATTTGCATCACAGGTAATGGTTAAAGAACTTACAGCACCAGTTCCCGCTAAACCAGTTAGCTCAACAGGGACGGGATTACCCCATGTCCCAGAACCCCATGTACTGCGACCCCAGCCAGTAATAGCAGCCATTAGCTACACTTACGCTATTCTAATAACAGCGTTACTTGCGTCTGCGGTTGGGAAAGATATGGTAAAACTACCTGCTGTGCTGGTTTTATCGCCACCGAAATCAAACACTGCAACTGCTGGATCACCAGTAGCTGTGTCATTATAAATCATGCAACCTCTTGCAGTGACAGTAGCTGTTCCAAAAGTCAAATCAGCAAAATCAGTGAACGCAGTTGTTCCTGATGATGTAGGGTTGACGTTTGTTAAAGCTGCTCCGCCCGCAGTATAGTTTGTTCCCGATGCTTCTTGACCTGTGCTATAGGCTGTAGTAGAAGCACTCATAGTCGCAGAGCTAGTATATAAAGCAAGCTTAAAAGAGTTTCCTCCAGATGCTTTAAAGTTGTGCGTTCCCTCAAGAAGTTCTTTCTTAAAAGAAGTACACATTGCTTGTGTTATAGCCATTATAGCCTCCTAATAATTTCAGCTAAGTCCTTATGACCTTGCTGTTCTAGTTGATTACCTATTGTACACATATGGTTTTTAATCGCCTCATGCATATAATAAGCAATGATTTTGTAGCACACATTTTTAAAAGCGTGTGCTTGTACTTTAATTTCGTTTGGTGCTGTATCACTAACTGAAATAATTTTATCAGTCGCCATCTCAGCTATTTCTTCTGGAGTATGACCTCTATTTTCAGTTGTCTTAACTCCTAAATTTCCTATAGATATTTTAAAAGAATCTGTGTGCATCAGTATTTATTAGGTTCTGGGGGATTCAAATTTATATCATTCCTATCTATCATACCAACTGGTTTCTTTTTTTCTTCAGTTTCTATATCTGAAAACTTACAAACCTTTATCCCAGCACCATTTTGGTAAGTAACCTTTGGATCATCTAATCTATGATACCCATACAATTTATCTTTAAAATCAATATCAGTATCTAATAAAGATGACCTTGGCGAAATTGAAACAGATATCCCTGCATCCATACATTTAGCTAACCAAAACTCAACACAACCTCTACCAGCCTCTGCAAAGTGCATATTGCTTTTATAGGTAAAATCTACCCCAAATATTGAAACACTCTTTACTTTTGACCACAGTGCATAAGCAATAGCATAAGGAATTGTGTTATTAAAATAAGAACACCCTAGCTCTTTTACAACAGACTCTAATGGGTATTCTTCAACAGCAGGAACCCTCTCATCTAGCTCACAAGAATAAATGGGATAATACGCAGTTGGTAAAACTAGTCTCATCATTTCTGTCATAGAACCAGCATCCTCAGTGTCAAAAAAACGACTCATTGGGTCTAATATAAAGGCTCTATCTATGCGTGGCAAAACGCCTATCATGGCATTTACTGCCCATACTTCATCAAACAATACGCTATGAACCTGTGATAAATGAAAATCTATTTGGCTTTGTCCCATTGCAACAATTGCAATGTTTTTATCTTCCATTTTTTTAGAAGAGTTAAAGTTGTCCTGCTCTGTAGGCATCGTTTCTATCTCTGCCTTCTCCCAATATTTTAAGCCTGCCTAATGCAGATTCATATCTTGTGTTATAAACAGACATCATATCCTGTTCACCCTTCATATACACATACCCCTCAAGCAAACAAGCATAAAGCAATGCTGATGGAGCATTCGTTGATAACCATGTTGTTCCAGAATCACCGCCAGCAGTTATTGAAGCTGGTCTATAAAAGTAATGCAACTCCACGTTGTAAGCAGCATCTGGTGTGGGAGCTAATATAAAGTAATCATTATCAAATATACCATAATACTCTGGCTCTCCTGTTGTCGATGCGTTTGGGTACACCTCTCGAATCCAGTTTACATCCTTATTCATTAAGAATGTTTGATTGCTACTGGCTGTATACGATAGAGAATAAGGTGCTAAAAAATCACTTGGGATACCTAAATACTGGTTTCCTAAAGACACAGAACCTGTTTGGTTCTTTCTGAATACAGGTAACTGAACATTCTCAAGAATACGATCCTCTGCCTGTTTAATCATATCGGGCAGATATGTAGTAAAAGAAGTCTCACTATTCTGGAGATAATTCTGTATTAAGTTTTTTAATTCAGCATAAGTCATATTTAACTCGTTGTTACTTTAAGCATTCCTACCTTACCATGCATATCAAGACCCACTGTTCTTGATCCAGCAGCAGTAACGCCACCACCAATAGGATCAAACGCATATAAGCGCCTACTTTCTGCCTGAGCTTTATCAGGTCTTGGGTTCTCCAAAGAAATCGGATCATCAACAGGCATTCTGCCCAACTGATATTGGGGTTGATCCTGATCAAAACACTCTGGACAAACCAAGAACCCACTAAGTCTTGTGTCGACAACTTCATCTTTTAGCTCTTTTAAATCGTAACGAAATCCACAACGATCACAAAATCCAAAAGCATATTTACCTTCTGCAAACTGTGTCATTAATTATAAGATATCCACGGCACAAAACGAAAATTCGCTTTAACCCTATCTTCCTCAGACGCTAGTTGCCATTGTTCTTCATATTCTTGTTTAAGAATAGGTAATCTGTCAGTAACTTCTGGTCTTTTCATGGCTATATAATAAGCCAAGCCAGAAACCAAACAAGGTAAAAACCTTTTAGGAACATCCATATTATTGCTGCCGGGTGTACCGCTATCATAAATTTGTCTTATACGATAGTAAGCAACAGTATAGGTTTGCGTATCATCGGGTACGGGCCAAAGAGTATATTGTGGGGTTGTTGTTAATCTTTGAATCCAAATTTGTGTTGGTTGTCCTGTTTGTAATTTATTGGGTATATCTGAATATTGTGTTGGAGAAATTCTGGTCAATTGATAATCAGTTTGACTAGAGCTATCTCCTACATCCAAGCGTAAATGCATTTCCATTAAATCAATCGTATCATCAGGCAAAGTATAGGTTGCGGTATCAGCAGTTAAAGTCTGTGTTCCACTTTCTATTGTCCATAAGTTGATTCCACGATTCTGCCATTCAAGCATCATCATATCGATACTACGTCTAGCAGTACGATAATCATAGCCAGTACGAGCCTCTAAACCTGCTCGTTCATAGGCTTCTTCAACAATCTCACCTATATTGAGATTGAAATCATTGGTGGTTGCAATAGCCATCTAATTAACCATTTTTTCTGAACTTCTGTGGTCTAGCTGCACCACTGCCACGGGCAATAGTATATTTCCCATAGGCATCAGTTTTAACTGTACCGCCTTTGGAATATCGCCTTTTCTTTGTTGACTTTGGTTTGCTAGATTTAGAATCGTAATAACTTGGCATAGTCTGCCCTCCCGATTGTTTTCTTTTCGCTTTAGAATGGGCTATAGCAACAGCTTGTTTCTGAGGATAACCCTCACGCTTTAGCGTTGAGATATTCCCAGAAATAGCTTTGCTAGAACGCCCACTTTTAAGCGGCATTATTTTTTTGCTTTTTTCTTTGCTGTTTTCTTTGCAGGAGATAAAGCCTTCATAGCGGCTTGCGCTTCTTTCTTCGTCATAAGGGTAGCATCAACAATGATATCTTCACCATCGACTGTTTTTGCTACCTGAAAGATAGGATCACCACTGGGGACTCTTTCTCCATTTTGAACTACTTTGTACTTAGCCATAATAATTCCTAACTTGGGTTAGTATAATGTTTAATCACAGTCATAACGATAGTATAAACATCGCCACTACTATGACCAACCGTTGTAAACTTAACATCCCCTGTTGCGCCAGTTCCCGCATTATCAGGAACACCACTAAAATCAGAAAAATCAAATTCATCAGACCAGTCAGCAGGAAGCTGAATAGCCAATACATCGGTATCAGCGTCAAATAATATTTTGACACCCATGCCGATATTGCTGAATGAAATTTTTTCAATGCTTACTGAACTACAAGACATTCCTGTTACTGGATTAGTTGTTAATCCAGAAACATCAATCTTGGTGACGGCACTCTCTCCAGTACCGTCACTCACATTAGTAAACTTGAATATAGCGTGTTGCGCACCATCTTGGATGGTTTGTGTTGCTACTGCGTCAGCCATAATCTACCCCCTATTAAGCGTCAGCAAATGGTGTTACTAAAGTTCCTGAACCAAGTAACTGTGCTGCAACATGGTATTTAGCGCTTGCCATTGCAGTAACTACTACAATGCTTCCTGCTAAACCGCCTTTAGTTGATCCGTTTTGTGTAATAACATCATTGGATGAGCCAGAAATAAAAGTTTTCCCTGCTGCGCTGTCATCAATACCAGTATAAGCGCCACCGACAAATTTGTCAGTGCCGTCTGTTACGATGTCCATGTCTGTTGCTGCCGTTACGACAATAAAAGTGAATTGTGCGCCCAAATTACATAATTGATTTGGGTCTGTTTTATCATCAGGCTCTGTTACAACAATGCTAGGCAGAGTAAACACTCCATCTGCATCATTACATAACAGCGCTCTACCAGCATGGCTGGCTACTGTGATAGTTGTGTTAGCTGTTAAACTAACAACGGAATTGTAACCTGCGTTTATAAAACCAGCGAGTGATCTTACAGGTCCTGAAAAGGTTGATTTTGCCATAATTTCCTCCATCGGAAATAAGTCCTACCGTCTTGGCATTGTCTGCTAGGTCAGTCTGTAGGACAAGTTAACCCTAGAAAAGTTTGATGTGGGTTGAGTAAGAAACCCCCACATCACGGGTTCCATAACAAAAATTAAGCTCCTGAAGTTCCGTAAGCACCAAGTGGATCAGACACGCCGAAGCTGTATCTTTCTCTTGACTTGTATCTTACATTACCAGTATCAAAATCGCCGTCCATGCTCGTTTCCAAAGAAGTTCTAACAAAATGTTTGAATCCATTTGGAACATCAGTCATTAAGAACCATGCATCAGTATCAGTTAGATAATGATTCACGGCATAACCATCGGGAACAACGCCCATTGATTTAATCGCATTAATATCATTGTCAGCAGTACTCACTCTGAGATCAGACTGTAGTATCCGTTGAGCAACAAACATCAAGTTAGGCGGTATAATCAATTTCTTTGGTTTAGCTGCAATCAGCAAACCACGCTCATCTGTCCAACCAGCGATTGTTATAATGGCGGCTTCTAGTGAAGTCTCATTAAGATCAGCATCGGTTGAAGG